AAACCTGATCTATGCCTGTTAGAGTTAAAGTCAAGCTACTAACCTGAACATCGGTTGTTTCTTCTATGTTGCTAAAACCCAAAAAATAACCCAATGGCTGATAAGTATTAGAGTTGTAAACAACCGGGATAAAGGCATCGGTCAAATACTGAACCCCGGTTGGGGAATCGAAATGAATCTCGACTAAATGAATCGGTTGATTTTGTTCTTTGACTATTTCAGCTTGGAAAGCAGCCGTACTGCTACGGTTAGTCATTACGGAACCTCTATAAGTTCTACATCAAAAGAATAATATCCTGTTACGTTAGTTGCATAAGAAGCAACATCCCCGGAGAAAGCTACATTGAAAGGAACATTATTTATGGTTATGGTTTCATCATCTGCTACGGCTTTGCTTAATTTAGGAGCAAAACTTAACGTGGCGTCCCCTGATCCATCAGAATCCATGTCATCCGTACACATATAGACTTTATTGTGTCCAGAGAATTTAAAGAAATCACCCGATCTGATTATGTTTGATGTTGAAGCTGTTAAACCATCAACCGCGCAGGATGTAACACCTACAGCTTTCGCTCCGTCCACAACAGGATTCTCAGTTGTCACGCCTCTGGTTGTTCCGATGGTCTTGGGGACAAAAGTAAACGTCTCGTATTGACCTCGTTGCTTTACTGAAAAAGCAAAGATAGGATCAAAGTTAGAACGCTCCATTACCGGGAACGAAACCGAGAACCCCCATCTCTGGCCTCCTCTTGATCTTACTTGTCGGGTTAAATTACCGGTTACTGAAACCAAAGATGGTTCAATGGAGTCAACGCTAATTGATGAAGGGGGAGGGGATGAAGGAAAAGTACCTGACATTCTATCCTCCTAATGGGCCAAGACGCCCACGCTTTCTAAATGATTGTTCTACGATTCCTACAATAGTAGGGGCTTGTGCTGCTATTGCTGAGGTGGCTGATTGAGCATCAAAGGCTGTGATGTTAAAACTTACGTTGACGTTTGCACCACCACCACCGATCTGATTGTTGGGTGTTATGTTTCCACTTTGTCCCGGTGTAAATATCTCTGGCCCTTTCTCTCCTACTATGTAAGATTGACCTGATGCCACAGGGCCACCCATTGCTTTAGGTGTAAGACCAGACCAAGTGCCAAACGCACCAACAGCCTTTTGAACAATGAAGACTCTGATTAATTGGGCTATTATTTGTTTAAGTATATTGTCCATTAAGTCCCTTAAACTATCAGCACCTTTACCGATATTCATAAAGGCGTTGGTCAATCCATCTTCTAATGTCTTGCCTACTTTTGTTCCTAGCTTCTCTATTTGATTAAATTGCTGTTTACCTGCTGTTGTAACTACCGTGAAACCTATTCCAAAACGCTCTAATGCTACTCTTGCTACGTTTATATTGTCTATAAAAGGTTTAGCCCCATCTTTGTTTAGGTCTACTAACCCATCTTTAACTTCTTCTGAATTCTTAAAAAATCCTCTTAATTTGTCTGCTGCTGTTTGCGTCTTTTCAGAAAAGAGATCTAGTGACTTTAAATTCGCTTGGTATTGCGCTTCAATTCTTGCAAATTCTTCTTTGGGCCAAGGATTCCATCCACTAGCAGCCTCTAATCTATCACTCACTCTTTTTAACCAAAGATGCGTCTCTTGTAAAAATACAACGGCTGTGCCGAATCCTTCTATCGCTGTAGCCAATCCTTCAACTAGGTCTTCCGCTATAGTTGTGCCTAATGTTTCTAAGCCGCCGTTGAGTGTATTTGTTTCAACTCTCCAATTTGTAAAGTGGGTAATCATTTTTTCTAGCCCCGGAGCGAGGGCTGCGAAAGTTTGTGAAATAAAAGCATCACTAAGGAATTTAAGCTCTGTCATCCGATCATTAAATCCTTCAACCGCTTTTATGGCTTTGGCATCAACAATGATACCCATTTCTTTTGCTTTTGTAGTCCATGCTTCCATGGCCTCTACGCCTTTGCCTAAGACCCAGTTGAGTTTTAGACCGGGCTTGCCAAACAAAGCCATAAGGGTTGAGGCTCTTTCAGATTCTGAACCCATTTTTCCGATACCTGCTACTACTTCGGTAAGTAATGTATCGGTAGTTTTTAAACGACCACCATTGTCTCGAAGTTTAATACCCATCTTATCGAGGGCATAAGTGGCTTCACCTGTACCTTTTACCAATACATCACCAATATTCTTGGCAAACTTCTCCATCGACTTGTTAAGGTCTTCAACCGATGCTCCACTCTCTACTGCTCCAAGTCTTAGTGCTTGGAGCTTGTCGGTTGCTATTCCAGTACGATCTGCTGTTTTTCCTATCTCATCAAGGGCATCAAAGGCTTTTTTCCCCATTGCCACAAACGCTGCTGCTACTGCGCCAACACCTAACAAGACACCGCCTAATACTTTGCCTACACTTTTGGCTGCTTTCGCTATACCGCCAACGCCTTTCTTGACAGCATTAAACGCTGATTGCGTTTTATTTAAAGCCGTTATGACCAGTTTATATTTAGTTTGTGCCATTTTTATTCATCTCTGCCGATACTTTTACATATGCTACCCATCCCACATATTCATCAACTGTCATTAGACGCAATTCGTCTAACGTCTTGTGTAATCGGTCTGCCAATGCGTATTGCGTAAATAAATCCGCATCGGCTCTTATTTTTTTTCTGCTTCCTCCAGATCGTCTGTACCCATTATCCAAGTACCGATCTTTGTTAATATTCCTACATCAACATTATTCATTAGTCTCACTTTGTCTTCTAACGTGAAATGTTTGTTGCCGTCTTCATCCAAACTCTTACTTATAATCGCATGAGCAAGAAGGGCCAAGTCGTCATTCTTCGATAAACGATATAACGACTGGCTCTCTTTAAGCGTCAAAGGTTTCGCATAGATCTCGAAAGGGCTTTCTCCATCAGACCATTCTTCAACTACGAGTTTTCTAATCTCGATAGAATCAAAATGATTGACCGCTCTATCTATTGCTTTCATCTTAGACGGTTGTTGTGGTAATCGCGCCACTAGCTTGAACGCCTATTGATGCTTCCACCATGCCGTCAAAACTAGAGTTAATGCTCTTACTTGTTACTATAGCTGAGAAGCTCATATATGTATCGCCACTTACTATCCCTTCCGGATAAACCGATACGGTAACACTTGTTCCGGGATCAAAAGAAGTTTGAGATGTATCTGCCTCATCCCAAAACACTTCAGCGGACATAGAAGCAGACGTTAACCCTGCTAAATACGTTCTCGCTGTATCACCCATAGAACTATCTTCTATCGTGTCGCTTTGTATATCTAAAGTAAAAGAGCGCAATTCTCCAAGTACATCGGAACCACTTTTAATGACTCCATCTTTTCCTGTGTGAGTTGCCATTTATTTTTCCTCGTTTTTATTTTTTTGTTTTTTTGTTACAGACTTAGAGCTTTGGCTTTCAGTCCACCCTTTTGATTTCATATATTCCACGCGGTCTTCAGAAACTTCAATCGTTCCTTCACCGCTTGGAGAATGTAAAATTATTCGCATATTTCTATCCTCTTAATTACACGCTGCTATCAGGAGCGTTTTTTAAAGTTTCGTATTCAACCGTATAACTCAACGTCACAACTGCGACTGGTTGATCACCACTTCCATCGTATTCAATATCAGTTGAATCGAGGAAAGAGTTTTTAGCCAATCCGTTAATCGTTTCATCGTTACCCATCGCGACTTCCACTTCACTTGCTATGGTGTCCACTGTGTCGTCAAAGTTTGAAACCGCTTTAACATATCCTTCGATAATTAAAGTTAAATTTCTCATTAACAACTGAACTGATCCCATTGTTGCAGGTTCGGATTCTTCGCTCTTGGTGTAAATCAATAAACCCGGCAAATTATTAGACGCTAGGGGATAAACACGCGACTGATAAACACGACTTGATGTCGTGGTTAACGAGCCTAGTGTAGTTCCTACGCGTTCTCTAATTTGCTGTCTGACGTGACTCATTTATTGTTTTTCCAATACTAATTGCGTTACCCCTTGAGAGTCTGGTTCAACGCTAACGATGTTATACGTTACTGATTCAATAAGAATTGTGTCTCCGTTATCAACACCAGTCATATCAGAAGTCGCACCTGTGACTACAGGTTGACTTGATTCAATATCTATTCCAGTACCAGGATCTATAGCATAATAATCTTTATTAAAAATTATATTGATAGTAGAACTTGATCCATTAATAGTTATTGAAGCTGATACACCATGAGCCGTTGGGTCAAAAAACCCGGCTAGGTCTGCTGCTGATTCAAGGGCCATAATTATTTCTTCTTACTTCTTTTTTTAATTGATTTACTGTCAGAAGAATCTAATCCAACGGAACGATCAACTGTTTTGGAACCTGTATGAGCAGCTATTTGATACGCTGCTAATAAACCTACTGCAACAGGTCGTTCCAATTCAACATCATCGCCAATCGAATAATCTTTTCCTTCGATAACACAATTTTTTAAAACTTCATATTTTGTCATATTAAAAAAGTGGAAGGGGTTATTGACCCCCTCCAACTATTTAGCTAATTAAGCCGTAGCCTTTGTGAAAGATTGTCCATGTCTAACAGCTATGTCACAGAATTGGGTTGCCCTAATTCTTGTGAGGTTTGATGAAGCTGATGTATATGGGTCAACCAAAATATCGATTGAGCCAAAAAAGCCAATCAATAAATCAGACCACATTCCGAAGTAAATATATCCTGCTGCTACTGCATTGGAAATAGTTACCGGATGTCCATTAACTCTGCCGTCTGCATCCATGATGAAGATAGCTTGGTTAGTGGCTTTGGCCGTAGTTTTCAAGTTGCCTGTTACTGTACTGTTGGTTAAGTAACCGGGGCTGTTGAAAGGCACGTTGTCAGCTAGAACTAACGATTCAGCATTTACAGTTTCAGCCCACGTTGGGGTTGCTGCTGTTGCTAACGTTATGCTGTTAACACCTGTTGCACTGTTGATTCCAGTCGGTTGACCAGAACTTCCAGAACCAGTCATGGCTCCTGTGTCTACTACATTGCCGATACCTGCTGCAAGATCATTTCTTACTAAGCTCTCTATTGAAAGAGAAGAGTTAGCAAGCATCTTGTTTGTGATATCAGTGTATGCACTGATTGTATTAGGAGACATGGTTACTGAGCCAAGTGATAATTCTGATTCACCCACAGAACCGCCTTCAGTTGCTATCCATGCAGCAGTTGAAACGCCAGTCTGTTTGGGAATCTTCACGTTATCTACTAGATCAGGGAATATAGTTGCCCCTGCTCTAATAACACCAGACGCATTTCTAAGGGCTTGGATGAAGTCTCCTCTTCGGAATTCTTCCCCAATGCCACCTGCATCGTCACTTGTGTTCACGTCTCTAGTCCATGAACCCATTATCTCGCTTGGAAGCGTAAGACCTTCAGAATTTCTACCGTAAGCGTCTTTTGCAGCTTGTGAGGCTTCAAATTCAAACTTAGCTTCTTCTTGAGCCTTTCTGTTAGTGGGGTTGGACATAGCGTAAACCGCTTTTAAAATACTAAAGTCTCTAGTTTCTTTTTGAGATAATCCGATATCCGGAGTTTCTAAAGATTTACTAGATGGTATAGCGTTAAGAAGTTGACCTCTGAAAGTTTCTAAGTCAGTTCCTTCTTTTATTGCTTGACGAGCTAAATCACTTTGAAAGTGTCTTGAACCTAGTTCTAAAATCTCATCGTTTTGTTTAGCGATAGATTTTCTAGTTTCATTAACAGCTTCGCTGCGAATGTCGTCTACATTTGTTTCATTTTTTTCTGTCATTGTTTTTACCTGTATTGATTTAATGTCAGTTATGTTTACACCCGATTCTTTTATGAAATCAGGCAATTGTTTTGGAGCATCAT